TTATATACATCAATTTTAACCGCATCTTTCTCTCTGTCTCCACCACACCAAGAAGTGATAACCACTTCCCATTCGGCTTTTGACCAGAAATAATAGAATAATTCTGACTTAAGCTGTTCTATAAAATCTTCTTTAATAAAACATTCTCTTGCAGCCTTTTTTACATTTTTGCAAAAACTATAATGGTCAAAAATATTATAAGCTTCAATTTTTTTCTTATTAATATTATGGTGATATACATTCCATTCCATATTAATTACCTCATTAAATATTATCAAGCCAGCTTAAATCAACATCTTTATTATCTATAACGTTGCTACTTGTAGGAACACTATTGCCTAAAAGCCCACCAAACATATCATTGTTGTTTTGAGATGCTTCAAGTCTATTACAATATTCATCATATGGTTTATGAAGACTTCTACTATAACCACATAAGTTTGCGAAGTAATAACTCTGTTCTTTTACAGATTCATCAGTATCCCAGAAACATCTATCACTATGAGCCTCTCTATAATCGGCTTCTCTAAGTTCAATATCTTTAATAGTTGTTGATACATGAGTAGTCCATTTCTCAATCAGCTTCTCTACTAAATCAACATAAACATAACAATCTGAAATCACGTATTTTGCTCTTACTTCTTCTGGAAGACAAGTAATATCATTTGTATCAAGTAGTTCTTTTAGATATTTATCTGGTTCATATCCAAAATGTTTCAACCAAGTTTTTGCATTACTCTGTAGACTTTCTCCAATTTTACAACGTTCTGATTCTCTTGTTTTAATAGCACCATTTTTCTGCTCATACTGAATAGTTACATATTTTAAGAAGTTCCAACAGATTTTAATCTTATCCATTGGTATACCCTGCTGATGCAATCCAATTGCATATAATACCAACTGACCACATTCATTCTCTGCTTTTGCACCCTTATAAATACTAGATGTTTTAAAGTCCACGATATTAATACAATCATCTTCGTCTCTAAAAGCACAGTCGATATATCCTTGAAATAAGTTGCCATCAATCATGATTTTTACAAACTGTTCAATAATTGGTTTCTGCTTTAATACCGTATGATTATTAAAGAAGTGAACTAAATTTTCATAATACTTATCTTTAATTTTCGTATTTTTTTCTTCATCTGTTCTATCAAATTTTAAGTCAGCGATATTAACAGCAACTGTCCAACCATCTTCAAACTGACCAATCATGTCGCTATATTCAATTTGATTTGTATAAAACTTTTCTAAGATATCATGTGCCAAACCACCAGTTGTCGTATAAATAGAGTTTGCTCTATCTTCTTTTGCTTTTTTAATATATTTTAAATAATATTCATACGGACTTGTATGAAAACAATTAATTTTAGACCATGACCAAATACGGTCAACGCCTTCTTTTTTCATAAGAGCCTGTAACTGCTCACTCGTTAATCTAGCCATTCATTTACCTCTTTTATTTATTTGTTTTATTATAACATTATTAGTTATATTTGTCAATATGTTTTTTGGAAAAAATTACATTTCCAACGCTAATACGTTATCTTTATCATAGTCACTATATATTTTATTAACGCCAAGATTATTGTAAATCTCACTGATTTCTCTGCCGTCACGCATAATAACTTTTACGAGCCATCTGCCAAAACTATCTGTATCGGCTGCCTCGTCATTTTTCTCTGATTTAATAATAACATCTTTATATAAGAAATTTTCTTCTGCATATTTTTTTACTATTAAACCAAGAATTTTTTCTTCACCAAATTTTTCTGGTGTATCAACATCTAATAATCTAACTCTTTCATGGACATGAATATTAAAACCTAAATCAATATCCATATCAAATGTATCGCCATCAACAATATTTGTTATTGTAGCTTGGTATTCGTACATAATACTTACTCCATAATTTTTTCAAATCTCATTTTCTGTTTTACATCTGGATATTTTTCATGGTCTACTTCTGACATGAACATATCCAATGGTCTACACCATACACAATCTGGATTGTCAACACTTTTATAAATAATCATTGGTTCTGCTGTTTCACTATGCACAGCAATATTCATAACAAAATAAATATTTCCTTTAAAATGTCTGTATTTATAACCAACAACATGGTCTTTCATATTGTTTACTTTTGCTTGTACATTCATTCTATTATCCATAATATCACCCCTTAAAATCACCATTTTATTGCCTTTTAAACACAATATATTGTGTCGTTATTTTTAATAATACACTATATATAGTATTAAATATCTTTATATTCACACATATCTGTAAAATCATCTGGTGAATTTTTAAATCCAACTCTTGAATAATCCAAACCACCATCTACATATACAGTTCCACATTTGCATTCTACAAAATCGTGTCTATGTTTGGACTCAATTACTTCTACACAATGATTACACTTAATTGCATTTCTAATTAATTTCTTTTCATTCATTTTTTAAAACCTCTTTTTTAAACTCTTCTCATATTTTTCATGTTGCGTTGTATCATAAACAATTCTGTTATCAAACAGATATTGGAAATCTTTATCACGCGCATCTGCTGGACTATCTTTAGCAGATAAGATATCCCATTTATCTTTAATGTAGCTTACTTTTCTGCCTCTCCAAAATTTTTCGCACATATGCCATACTTCTTCGTCTCTAATGTCTTTATCCATAGCTATCACTATTTCTACATTTAAGCCCCAAAGAATATTTATCTGTTCGTCACTCAACGTGTGACCAGATAATGCCACGCCAGTTTCATCAAACAAACTATCTCTTTTTAAAACGCTTTTTTCTGCTTCATATACAACCACATAACCAGCCTTTTTAATTGATTCGCTGTTTTCATATAATCCGTATAAATTTAATAGCTTTGGATATGTTGGTGTAATAAAATATTTTTTAATCCCAAATTCATTATAGTTTTCTACCGTAGTTCTCTGATTAAAACCAAGCAGCTCACCAGTAAGCCAATATTTCATAGGAATAATTACACGTTTATATTTATAACTATAAGCCAGAGCAAATTTCTTTCTGGTCTTTTCTGTTATACCCTCTCTTAACCAGTCAATATGCAACATTGGAATATAATCATTCATTAGTTTATCATCTAAAATATGAATATCATCAACATCTATTGTTCTTTTTTTACCACAAGCACGCTTAAATACTTCAAGAGGGTCGAATTTTTTCTTGGGCTTTTCCGCTCTTTTATATTCATATTTAATCCCAAGAATATTATGTATATATTTAATTGCCTCAATAATAGACATATTTTTATTATATTGGACTAGAGTTACAATGTCAGAACCTTCGCCAAACTCTTTTTCTCTAGTCCAATTTGTTACGCTCAAATACTCGTTATTTCTTACATTAATAGCGCCTTTGTTATCGCCATTAAAATTACCACATGAATAAAATTCTTTTTTAGGATGATAAACTATACTGTGACAACCAATTTCCTCTAAGATATATTCTATTTTTTTATTTTTCCAAATATACTCTTTTAATTCACCAATTGTCATAATCTTCTACCCTACATCCTTATTTTAATAATCTTGAATTACGTTACAATAACCTAAGTCTTCGTATTTATTTATTGAAAAATCTGCCTCGCTAATAATCTGAACATCACTCATACCATGTCTGTTTTTGCTTATAAAGCCAATCATATAATGTTTATCTTTTTTCAGTCTAAACTCAACGTTACTACTACTGTTTTTGATTGGGTTATAGCAATACAGCTCATCTTTGCCACCCTCATACTCTGTTTGGAGCGGTCTTCTAAAAAATACATTAACACTAAATACGTCTAATATACCTTTAGAAACACCAATATCTGAATTTGTAAGGTATTTACTTTTATTTTTTACAAGCTGATATGTAATAACCATACAAGTATCTGTATGTTTGATACAATCATAAAAATCTACGCAATCTGTCATAAGAGATTTCCAAGACTCTTTATCACGAGAATCGTAACTTTCTTTTAATGTATCCAATACTATAACATCAACTCCCATTTTAGAATATTTTTTAATTAACTTTACAACAGTTTTTGCGGTATACTGTTCTAATGGGATAATTGTTATATTTTTTCTTTCTTTTAAGCTTTCAAACCATTCAGCTGCTTTATATAAAACCTCTTTAGTCTCCTTATCAAATCCGCCATCTCTAAGGATTCTTTTAGGTATTGGATGTTTTAAAATATTTGAACAATACCAAACAATCGCTTCTTTTTTAAACTTATTTTGGTCTTCTTCATTGATAATAAATAAAGCTCTTAGGTCTTTATCCATTATTGTTGGGAATATATAGTTAATGCTTAAAGTAGATTTACCAACACCGCTCGATGCTCCAAATCCTATAATGTTACCACCTAACATACCACCAGTTTCAGCATTTAATATTTTGCAATTTTTAAATGGGATTCCAACATTCTTACCAGCGTCTAACTCTTCGATTAAATTTTTCATGCCATCAAAACCATTATATGATTTGATGTTGTTGTCTACATTGGCAAAAATATCATTTAAATAAACTGTATATTCGTCATACAGTTCTTCTGTTGACATATCACAAATTTCACTAAGTCTCTTTTTATCACAAGGAAATCCATATTTAATTAATTTAGCAACTGTATTCCACTTTCTTAAATCTGTTACATAACTTTCAAAGTTTTCTTCTTGAATATAAGCGGTTGCATTTTCAATGGTCTGATATCCGCCATATTCATTATAATACTTGTCTGCTAACTGAGAATGCTTATCTAAATACAAGCCGATATCTACTTCAGATAACGTTACCTTTTTCTCGTTAATAATCATATCTCTTGCTATTTCAAAGTATACCTTCCAACAATTGTGGTGAAAGTCATTTATAGTTAAATTTGTTTCTCTTAACAAATCTGGATTTTTATATATCATTGAAACAATAGATGCTTCGTCACCTAATTTGTATTCAAGAATTTGTTTCGCAGCTTCCGCCTGCTGTTTTTCAAATGGAGTCGGTTTATTATTTTTTTCTGCCATTATTCTCTCCTACCATAAATTCGAAAATCTATCTTTCTTCTTTTCTTTTGGTTTATATTCAACCCCAACATGATTCACAATTTCTACTGTTGTATTTTTTGCTTCTTCTTTTGCCTTTTCAACATTTTTCATTCTGATGTATATATCATTAATATTTTGTTCTACAATTTTTAAGGCAACATTAAATCTATGCATTTCATCATTAAATCTGCTTGTTCTAAAAACATTATGAATAGTTGGAGAGCAAAATTTAAAAGTGTTCAGAATAGTCTGATATGAATAATCGGCAGTAGATT